CCTGACCTTAGTAAAGATTAACAATTACGTAACGATCCATCGACAATTTGTTCATATCGGCTTGTTCATTTGTGAAAACCACGACATGGGCGGTGTGATTGAGGCGCTTTGAACGACTCTCGTATTTTGGACTAAAGATAATACCGTCTTTCAATTGCTCGAGTACAGAGTACTGCATGAACTCGAGTTGTCCCCTAGGAATGTCAAATAGAAAGATGCTCTTAGTTTCGTCGACCGCAAACGCAAGATCATCTCTTTTTCCACAAGATAAACGCTGCACTGAACCAGGTCTAACAGTCAACATGTATCGAATGAACCATGATTTTCCTTTATTACCTTCTGCATCGACTATGAATATGATTTTCCTATCATCAGCGGGCTGACTTAGAACTTGAAGGAGCTCTTGTTGCCAGTCTCGAAGTTGGGCGCCTGGGTCCACAAGGTTGGGCTTGGAACAGAATAGATCTGCGAATCGACGACAAGCGGAGGCGTATCGTCCGAATAGAGACGGGAACTCATCTGCAATTTCGTACTCAGTGGGTGGGCTATCACGCGCTTTGCACCAATCTTTGAAGATTTCAAAGTCGGAGCGTTTTCCCTGCTGGGACTCTGGGAGGGAGCCGAACTCATGGAAGTCTCCATCTTTCTTGCAATACTCGGCTGCTTGAATAGCAGTTCCTCGAGTGACCTCGAAATGGGCTCGAGACAGACCGGGCAATAGCTTGCATTGGGCCAATCGACGCTTTCGCTTGAGGATGAGGAAACCCTGGAGGTGGGGTGTACCATTTTCACCGACTTCTCGACCAATAATGCAATAAGCAGGATTGGTAGAAGCCCAAGCAGACAGAGCAGCGATCTCATCCGCGGTGGGATTGTTGAGAGTGAAGCACCAACGTTTCGCTTGCGACATTGCTTTTTTGTGACAGGATCCGGAAGTGAGCTTGGTAATACTATACAAGCTCACGGCCAAGGGATCTCCAGTTTCTCATTTTTTTGAAAATGAGCGGTAGATTAGTTAGATACGCACGTCCGTTGGCATTACGCCGGCCTTACCCGAGCATGCTCGGTCGTGTCAATCGTTTGAAATTACTTAGAGCTGCTGGTGCAGGTGCCAGACTTGCTGTACAACAAGGTTTGGCACTCCGATATCTTGGCGGTTCTCGTGGATACCAGTCACGACCTGCCATTAAACGCGGCAGGACCAAAGCACGTGCGAGGGCACGGTGGCAAGTTGGTGATAGAGTAGGCTCTTCATCTGCTAAGCATGACGGCCTACAGGAAACAGCTGTGCTTCTTACTACTAGGACCAAATCAGACGGTCTACGCTTATTGGCATTGCCTAAAGGTACCGACAATGCTGACATGTCCACTCGGTTGACGAATGTGGTCAATTTTCGTGGACTAAAGCTATGCATGACAGTCCGCAACAATCTAGATGCAAGTTATCAAGGCAATCTCTTCTTTAATTGGGCAATTATATCCCCAAAGCAGCAAGACAATGAAATTGCATCTATTTCCAACTCTGAGTTTTTCAGGGGCGCAGGTGACACCAGATATGTTGATTTCACGCCTACCAACATAACTGCTTTAGACGCGCATTGTTCAGCCATCAACACCGACAAATATGTGGTGCATCGGCATATGAGATACAGAATTAAGCCTGCTTCCTCTACCGAGGGTCAGTCTATTTATATAAATGAATGGATCAAGGTTGGGCGTCAAATTCGTTACAACGCCGTGGGTTCAGGAGTTGTCCTCGACTACCCTGAAGGAAGGGATATGTGGTTTGTATATTGGTGTGCCCTCGAAGGAGAAGCCGCAGGTGTTGGCATTTCCAGTGCCATTGGTCTTGACTACAAGTTTATTCGTTATTTCAGAGAACCTAAACCCTAAACCCTAACCCTGACCTTAGTAAAGATTAACAATTACGTAACGATCCATCGACAATTTGTTCATATCGGCTTGTTCATTTGTGAAAACCACGACATGGGCGGTGTGATTGAGGCGCTTTGAACGACTCTC